ATTTACCGGTATATCCCCGCAGCTGAACAGGAAGCCCTTCGCAAAAGCAAACGCGCCATTGTGTGAATACCTGCACAATGCTTGCAGGGTGCGCCAGTGCCCGCCACCTTTCACCATAGCGGAACCCCTTTACAGGAGAACCGCCACATGGCTCAGGATTATCACCACGGCGTGCGCGTTGAGGAAATCAACGAGGGCACCCGAACTATCACCACCGTCAGCACGGCAATCGTCGGTCTGGTCTGCACCGGCGACGACGCCGACGCGGCAACCTTTCCGCTCAACCGCCCGGTGCTGCTGACCGACGTGCTCACCGCCAGCGGCAAGGCTGGCGAGTCCGGCACGCTGGCCCGCTCGCTGGATGCCATTGCCGACCAGGCAAAACCCGTCACCGTCGTTGTGCGCGTGCCGCAGGGCGAAACCGAGGCGGAAACCACCGCTAACATCGTCGGCGGCGTGACCGACGGCCAGCGCACCGGCATGAAGGCGCTGCTGGCCGCGCAGGCCGTCTGTGGCGTCAAGCCACGCATTCTCGGCGTGCCGGGACATGACACGCAGGACGTTGCGACCGAGCTGCTGAGCGTGGCGCAGAGCCTGCGCGGCTTTGCCTACCTGTCGGCCTACGGCTGCAAAAGTGTAGAGGAAGCCATCGCCTACCGCGCCAACTTCAGCCAGCGCGAAGGGATGCTTATCTGGCCTGACTTCATCAACTTTGACACCGTGCTGAAAGCGGACGCGACGGCCTACGCCACCGCCCGCGCGCTCGGACTGCGCGCCAAAATCGACGAGCAGACCGGCTGGCACAAGTCCCTGTCAAACGTCGGGGTGAACGGCGTCACCGGCATTTCCAGAGACGTGTTCTGGGACCTGCAGGATCCAGCGACGGACGCGGGCCTGCTGAACCAGAACGACGTCACCACGCTGATCCGCAAAGACGGTTTCCGCTTCTGGGGTTCCCGCTGCCTGAGCGACGACGCGCTTTTTCAGTTTGAGTGTTATACCCGCACCGCGCAGGTGCTGATGGACACCATGGCAGAGGCGCAGATGTGGGCCGTTGACGGCCCGCTGAACCCGTCGCTGGCCCGCGACATCATCGAGAGCATCCGCGCGAAGCTACGCAGCCTGGTGAATCAGGGCTATCTCATCGGGGCAGACTGCTGGCTGGATGAAAGCGTGAACGACAAGGACACGCTGAAGGCGGGCAAGCTGACCATCGACTACGACTACACGCCGGTGCCACCGCTTGAAAACCTGCTGCTGCGCCAGCGCATCACCGACCAGTACCTGGTCGATTTCAGCAGCCGCGTGAGCGCATAAGGAGACTGAAACATGGCATTACCCCGCAAGCTCAAGCACCTGAACGTGTTTAACGCAGGCAACAACTGGCAGGGGCTGGTTGAGTCCATCACGCTGCCGAAAGTCACCCGCAAGTTTGAGAAGTACCGCGGCGGCGGCATGGCCGGTGCGGTAGACATCGACATGGGCCTGGACGACGGCGCGCTGGATACGGAGTTCACTGTAGGCGGCACCGAGGCGCTGCTGTTCAAGCAGCTGGGCACCGCCACCGTGGACGGCGTGCAGCTGCGCTTTACCGGCTCTATCCAGCGCGACGACACCGGCGAAGTGCAGGCGGTCGAGCTGGTCACGCGCGGCCGCTACAAAGAGCTGGATTCCGGCGAGTGGAAGACCGGCGATTCAAGCACCACCAAGGTATCCGCGACCAACAGCTACGCCAAGCTGACCATTAACAACGAAGTGGTTTACGAGATTGACCTCGTGAACATGATCCACATCGTGGACGGCACCGACCTGATGGAAGCGCACCGTAACGCGCTCGGCCTCTGATAAACCCGGCAGGGGCAGCCCTGCCGCTCTGAAACGTATAAACGGAAAATAACCATGACCGACAAAACTACCGAAAAAGCTGTTGAGCTGGACACCCCCATTCTGCGCGGCAAAACCGAAGTTGCCAGCGTGACCGTGCGCAAACCGCAGGCCGGGGCGCTGCGCGGCATCCGCCTGCAGGCGCTGATGGACATGGACGTGAACGCGATGATGGCCGTGCTGCCGCGCGTCACGAACCCGGCGCTGACCGTGCAGGAAATTAACGAAATGGACCCCGCCGATCTGCTGTCCCTGTCGGTCGAGGTGATCACTTTTTTGTTGCCGAAGTCGGCGCTGTCAGCTTTCCCGACAGCCTGACGGTAGAAGATTTGGTAGCGGACATCGCTACCGTTTTTCACTGGCCGCCGCCGGTGATGTACGCGGAGTCTCTGACGGACGTGCTGGAGTGGCGGCATAAAGCGATGCAGCGTAGCGGAGCCGGTGACGATGAGTGACACAAACCTGCGGCTGCAGGTGGTATTAAGCGCGGTGGATAAAATCACGCGCCCCTTTCGCAGCGCGCGCGACGGCTCTAAGGAGCTGTCGGCCGCGCTGAAGGCCAGCAAAGACGGCCTGAAATCCCTTAACGAGCAGGCGGGCCGCATTGACGGATTCCGCAAAACCCGCTCACAGCTTGCCGTTACCGCCAACAACCTGAAGGCCGCCCGCGAGGAAGCGGCGCGCCTTGCCGTGCAGTTTACCGAAACGAACAGGCCCACGGCGCAGCAGGCCAGACTGCTTGAGCAGGCAAAGAACCGCGCCAGCCAGCTGCAGCAGACATACAACGGCCTGCGCCTGTCGGTGCAGCGCCAGCGTGAGGCGCTGAACGCGGCGTGCATTGACACAAAACAGCTGAGCGAGGCGCAGCGCCGGCTAAAAACGGACGCGCAGGCGGCAACCGGGGCCATCGAGCGCCAGCAGGCAGAGCTGCGCAAGCTCGGCGAGCGCCAGCAGAAGATACGCGACATCCAGGCACGGCATGAAAAGCTGGCCGAGACGCGCAATAAGCTGGCCGGTAACGGCGCGGGCATGGTGGCAACCGGCGTTGCTACCGGCGCGACCCTGATGGCGCCGGTGCGCGCCTATGCGGATTCGGAGAACGCCGCGACGCAGCTGGCTGCATCGATGATGGGGCCGGGCGCTAAGGTGCTGCCGGAGTATGAAAAAATCAACAGGCTGGCGGTGAGCCTGGGCGACAAGCTGCCCGGCACCACGGCGGACTTTCAGAACATGATGACCATGCTGCGCCGCCAGGGCATGAGCGCGCAGGCGATCCTGGGCGGGCTGGGTGAGGCGACGGCCTATCTCGGCGTACAGCTGCAGATGGCCCCGACCGATGCGGCGGAGTTTGCGGCGAAGCTGCAGGACGCCACGCAGACCAGCGAAAAGGACATGATGGCGCTCACCGACATCATTCAGAAGGGATTTTATGCGGGAGTGGATTCGGAAAACATGCTGCAGGGCTTTTCTAAAATCGGCAGCGCCATGGACATCATCAAAAAGAAAGGGATCGATGCGGCGAGAGAATTTGCGCCCCTGCTTGTAATGGCTGATCAGCAGGGCATGGACGGCGGCTCGGCAGGTAACGCTTACCGCAAGGTGCTGCAGGCCATGATGGACAACAAGAAAATCAAAGGGGTGAACGAAGACCTTAAGGGCACGGGGGTGAAATTTGATTTCACCAACGGCAAAGGAGAATTTGCCGGTATTAAGAAAATGTATGCGCAGCTGGATCAGCTCAAGGCGCTTAGTACCGAGAAGCGGCTGCGGACGCTCAAAGATATGTTTGGCGACGATGCGGAAACGCTGCAGGTGCTAAACAACATGATTACTAAAGGGCTTGACGGGTACAGGGAAACCGCAGCGAAGCTCGACAACCAGGCGTCTCTGCGGGAGCGCGTTGACGCCTCATTAAAGACGCTGTCAAACCGCTGGGATGCGGCGAGCGGCTCGTTTACTAATGCAATGGCTGCAATTGGTGAAACGGTCGCGCCAGTGCTTAAACAGGTGGCCGACTGGCTGGGAAATCTCGCTGGCGCATTAGGCTCGTTTGTAAAACAGCACCCGCAACTGACGGCGGCGCTGTTCAAGATAGCGGCGGGATTTGCCATCGTGACAGCAGGGATAGGTGCGGCGTTGCTGGTCTTTGCGTCAACAATCGGCCCCATGCTGCTAATGCGTATGCTTATGAACAAGACGGGCCTTCAGGCGTTTAGTTCTTTTGGCCTCATGCGTAAGGCTATTGGCCTTGTCGGTAATGGCGTGCTGTGGCTGGGGCGGCTGATGATGGCGAACCCCATTCTGGCTGTGATCGGGCTGATTGCCATGGGGGCCATATATATCTGGCAGAACTGGGACACGCTGGGGCCGAAATTTGCCGCGCTGTGGGATGGCATCAGCACCAAAGTCAGCAATGTATGGACGGCCATCCGCACCTACATCAGCACCAAATGGGAGGAAATCGAGGCCGACGTGAAGGCGCTGCCCGCGCGCTTTCAGGAAGCTGGCTCGCAGATGATTGATGGCCTGCTGGCAGGCATCAGCCAGAAATGGGATGCGCTCAAAAGCAAGCTGTCCTCATTGACTGATTACCTGCCGGACTTTCTGAAGCCCGGCAACGACAAGCCAGGCGCACCGGCGCAGGCAGCCCGACCACGTCCGGCGCAGGTCACGGCAGACGGGAAAGTGGCGCTGCCGCCGGGCGGCTTCCCGGCTTTTCCGAGAATGTACGACACCGGCGGGCATATTCCGTCCGGGCAGCTCGGCATCGTCGGGGAAAACGGGCCGGAAATCGTGAACGGCCCGGCCAACATAACCAGCCGCCGCCGCACTGCCGCGCTGGCCGCCTCTGCCGCGCTGGCGATGGGCATGGCTGCAACGCCAGCGGCTGCGCGTCCGTTACATCCGATGAGTCAGCCCGCGCAGGCATACCGGCAGGAAGCGGCACGACCGCAACCGGTGGGCAGTGTATCGCCCGTGACCATTCACGCCCCTATCACCATCATGCAGCAGCCAGGGCAGAGCGCGCAGGACGTGGCGGACGAGGTTATGCGCAGACTTGAGGCAAAAGAGCGACAGGCGAAGGCCCGCGCCCGCAGCAGTTACCACGACAGAGAAGGACTTGAATAATGATGATGACGCTGGGGATGTTCGTTTTCATGCTGCAGACGGTCCCTTATCAGGAGCTGCAGATCCAGCGCAGCTGGCGGTTTCCGTCAAACAGCCGCGTAGGCGTGCGCTCGTCCCTCCAGTTTTTGGGGCCGGATAATGAAACGCTGACGCTTTCGGGCGTTCTGCTGCCGGAGATTACCGGCGGCAGGCTGTCACTGCTGGCGCTGGAGCAGATAGCAGAGCTGGGGCGCGCGTGGCCGCTGATAGAAGGAAGCGGCACCATTTACGGCATGTTTGTGATCGAGAGCCTGAGCCAGACCAAAGCGGAGTTTTTCAGCAGTGGCGTCTGCCGGCGCATTGAGTTCACGCTCACCCTGAAGCGCACCGACGAAACGCTGGGCGAAATGTTTGGCAGTCTGAGCGATCAGCTCTCAGCCATGAAGGGCGCGGCGACGGACGCTGCGGGTAAAGTTACCAGCATGATGGGAGGGCTGCTTTCATGAACGCCACGAAATGGATAAACGGGCAGGCAAATTCCCCTTCTTTCAGGCTGACGCTTGAAGGCGCGGACATCACGCAGAAGATTGAGAAGCGGCTTATGAGCCTGACGCTCACTGATAACCGGGGGTTTGAGGCTGACCAGCTGGACATCGAGCTGGACGACGCAGACTGCCAGCTGCTGCTGCCTCGCCGGGGCGTCTCTCTGTCGCTCGCGCTCGGCTGGCAGGGTGAGGCGCTTTTTCCAAAAGGCACCTTTATCGTGGATGAGATTGAGCACTCCGGCACGCCTGACCGGCTGACCCTGCGCGCCCGCAGCGCCGACTTCAGGCAGACGCTCAATACTAAGCGTGAAAAATCATGGCACCAGACAACCGTGGGCGACATCGTGAAAGACATTGCAGGCCGCCACAAGCTGAAGATCGCCCTGGGTGATGATGTGGCGAAGATGGCCGTAGATCACCTTGACCAGACCAACGAGTCAGACGCCAGCTTTCTGATGCGCCTGGCGAAACAGTCAGGTGCGATAGCCTCTATCAAAAACGGCAATCTGCTGTTCATACGTCAGGGGCAGGGAAAAACGGCCAGCGGTAAGGCGCTGCCGGTGATCACCATTCAACGCAAGGACGGCGACAGCCACCGCTTTACCATGGCTGACCGCGACGCCTACACCGGCGTGATTGCCAGCTGGCTGCATACCCGCGAACCGACAAAAAAACCGGTGGCGAAAGTAAAGCGCAGGCGGAAAAAGACGACAAAGAAAAAAGAGCCAGAAGCCAAACAGGGCGATTACCTGATCGGAACGGATGAAAACGTTCTGGTGCTGAGCCGTACCTATGCAAACCGGGCCAATGCAGAGCGCGCGGCCAAAATGCGTTGGGAGCGCCTGCAGCGCGGGGTTGCGTCGTTTTCTATACAGCTGGCTCGCGGCCGGGCAGATCTCTACACCGAAATGCCGGTAAAGGTGAGCGGCTTCAAGCAGCAGATAGACGCGGGCGAATGGATTGTAACGACGCTTACGCACAGCCTCAGTGCGGACAGTGGCTATACAACAAGCATTGATCTTGAGGTCAAAATCGACTCATTAGAAATGGAATAAGAAGTATCCCAATTGGGGTTTTTTGTGTATTATCCACCCAAAATGAGATTAAGGGGCTGGGTTATGATGAATTGTCCATTGTGTGGGAATGCGGCCCATACGCGTAGTAGCTTTCAAGTTTCTAAGACAACGAAGGAGCGCTATAACCAGTGCCAAAACATCAATTGTGGTTGCACCTTCAAGTCCCATGAAACAGTGGCAGAAATTATAATGAATCCGGGCAAGGTCAAGCCTGCCCCTCCGCATCCTGACAGAACACTTCAGGGCGCGCTCTGGTTATAAATAAGAACCCGCTAATGCGGGTTTATTTTTGAATCAAAGACTTTATATACACTTCAGACTCATTCATATTCATTGGCGCTAACTTCTTGCATTCAGCGCCGCCTCCGTTCATTACCACTTCCTGATCCTGAGAAGAGTTTAAAACTACAACTTTCTTAATCAGGGAAGGTTGCCAGCTTTTCCCAACATATTGCGTATCGCATATCCCGCGAAAAAATGAGGTAGCAATTTCTTCATTAACGGTAGGTTTTGTGATGGTCATTGAAAGTACACCATTCTCCAGGGAGGACGAAGAGTGTTGATAGACGTTAATCACTTCTTGTACTGGCTCCGGCACCTCTTCAGCCAGGGCGCTGAGGGAAGCGAACAGGGTAAGCGCGAAAGCGGTTTTTTTCATGTTATGAGCCTCAGACTAAGGATTAGGCAAAAAATCTGCTGCCATTTTGCTGCCAATGGCCTCGCGGCAAACAAAAAAGCCACCGGTAAAAGGTGGCTTAACTCAATGATTTTAAAGCTTAAATTTGGTGGCCCCTGCTGGGTTTGAACCAGCGACCAAGCGATTATGAGTCGCCTGCTCTAACCACTGAGCTAAGGGGCCAG